GCCCAAATAGAATTTTTGGGAGAATTGGCTGAATTGGATTTAAACACCAACAGCATCCAATATATTAATGAGGACATTGATTATGTTGATGTGACCTACTACAAGAAAGAACCTGAAACCGAATTTCAGGAGGAAATTATTGAACACATTAAACAGGGTAAGGATTCTTACATTGGTGTTACAAAAGCAATTTGGCTACTACACCAAAGGATTGATAAAAACATTGAGGAAAACTAAAACCAGCCACATGAACCGCAAGACCTTAGCCGCCATGCTAATAACTGGCATTATTTACTTTACTTACTGTAATGACCCCAAACCCAAACCAGCCCCAGCGAAATATTACCCACTTGAAGAAATGGTACTGGAGCAGCAAAAGCCCGTAAATGTTGAGTATTTTAAAAATGGGCAAATCCTGGTCCCCGACATGGTGATAAAAGACAGCCTAATAGTGATGGATGCAGCCGCATTAAACTACGACATGGGCAGGATTGAACAGGGATTAATTGAGGCCACAGATGGGGAAATTTCAGCCATCTTTTATAAACATTGTAAAGCATACAAAACCACATCAAAATGAGAACATACAAACAAATATGCCCTGAACTAACAGTTACTCTTAAACGTGACCAAGTACATAAAGCACAGTTAAAAAACAGCCGTGATAGTGCTGCTTACTTTCGGCAATTGTGGGAAGGAATGGATATTTACGAATCATTTTTTGTGATATATCTGAACCAAGCACAGAACACAATAGGCTGGTACAAATGCTCACAAGGCGGTATTGATGGAACAATAGCCGACATACGGCTAATATTCGCCAAAGCCCTGCAATGTCTTGCTACTGGCATGATCTTGTGCCACAATCATCCAAGCGGAAACCTTAAACCATCCCATGCCGATATACAGCTAACAAACAAAATAAAACAGGCAGGAGATATTTTGCAAATACGAGTTATTGACCACATCATTTTAACAGAGGATGACTACTTCTCTTTTGGTGATGATGGCATGATGATGTAAAAAAATTTGCTCACCGATATTGATTTGCGTAATATTGCTAATCGTATCACCATTAAACGTATATTTTATGCAGTATCAAAATTTAAGGGTAACACCCAAAAGAAAATCAGTTGATAGTTATGGCACAGGTGACTATCAGCATTACAACGTGTTTGAAGTTAGAGCAGATTTTCCTGAAAAGGAATTGAACCGTAAAGGAATAAAATACTCCCAATCAGTTATAGATGCAGGAGTGGTAATAGAAACACTAACCAGCCAAGAAAATGCCAACCTGCTTCTACAAGCACTACAAGGTAAGGACGAAGCCGCCGAACTGATAAAGGTTATACAAGTGCTACGCAAGCACATAGAGGACACAGACAACGACCTACGTTATGACGGAATGATTGTACCGAAAGTAGACATTCTAAAATATTGTGATTCGGTTGTGGTTCACCAGTAAACGAATAAAAGCTATGCCGCAGCAACTTACCACCATCCGAAGCCCTGACTTATTTGAAAATGACAAGCAACAGGTATTTAGTGCCAAAACAGGCGAGTATTTAGGATTAGTGAAGGAAGGCGAGCAACTGCCACTAACCCCGAAGGAACAGGAAGCACAGGAACAGGCAAACAAACAGCAACTATCATTATTTTAAAAACCATCAAAACATATGTTTTACGAAGCAAGAACCCACGAACTACTACCAGTTGCGGATGCAGCAGCAGCAGCCAATGTTATAAAAACAAAACAGGCTGCATTTTACCAAATACCTACATGGGAAAAGGACGAAGTAAAATACATGGCAGTTAATGACTGCCACCCCGAAGGAAGCAGTTTTGAAGAAACAGCCATTATCAAAGTAATGCCCGATGGCTCATTCTATCAGATAGAAAGTATTACGGCTGCATGGCTTGATGAAACGGAATTAACCGAATACTTTGAAAAAGCCATTACAGACCCACAGGGAATGGGCAAGGCTGATTTGATAATAGGACAGCCGACAGGAACAGAAACGGCTGTATTTAGCTGCGGATGCTGCGGGAATAGCTTTAAAGGGAATGTAAAGAAGCAAAAAGCATACGACCAAGATGCAGGGTACGGCATTTGTCCTAAATGCGAAAAGTATTACTAACCGAAAATCAAACTCGGCAAAACTATTTTACCATGCAAACGAACTACGAACCAGTATTTGAAATGGATGAAGATGGCGAATGGGTAGAGGTTATAGCGGTTAAACCATACTACGACCCCGAAGAAGATGAAAGTAATTACGATAACGAAGGCAACTATATTTCTCAATAAACAAAAACAAAAACCATGAAAACAACCAATCTTTTTGCAGCCCCAACAGTTAAGGAGCCAGCCAAAAAAGCAACCGACAAGAAAGTAATTAACGCCGAAATCCTTGATGATAAAATCAAGCGTTTTGCGGAATTAAAGCAGTTGATTGACAATGCAATTGGAGAATTAAAAATGATTGAAGGTGACATTAAGCAAGTGGGCCGGGAAACCTTCCTAAGAGAGTACAGGAAAAACAAAATTCGTCCTGACAGTTTTAAACTTGCGGATGCCACAGGCAACCAATGTATGTTCATTGCAATGGACAAGTACACAACGGTTGACGAAACCAAAGCAGAAGTTTTGGAACAGTTTGATGGATTGCTGGACGAGAACCTAACGTTCACCATCAACCCCGAAATGATTAATAAGTATGGCCAGGTTTTGTCAGACTTGATTTGCAAAAGCAAACTGATAGAAGAAGAAGATAAGGCCATCCTTATCAAAGGTGAGAAGCAATACACGGTTAAGAAAGGCAGCATTGACAGACTTATGCAGTACGAGAACATGGAGGAGGTATTTGAATTGATTAACCCTATTGTTATGCTAAAGAAATAATCAATCATGTTATACAACAAGTTCACATACATCTATCCCCCGAGGCCGGAAGTTAAAACCAGCCCTAATGAACTTGACCGTTATGACAATGGACAATATGTAGGCCAACCCAAATACAACGGCACTTGTGTAGTGGTGTTTACAAATGGTGTTGACCTACATATTTACAACCGACATAAACAAACGTTTCCTGCCAACACTAAACACATTGATTTTTTGTCATTGGCCAAAACAAAAAATTGGTACGTGTATGCGGGAGAATATCTCAACAAGGGCAAATTGGGTGAATCAGGCATAAAAGAAAAAGACCTGTTCATAATATGGGATTGCCTTGTTTGGGATGGGGAACGTTTGGTTGGTAAAACATTGGAGTATAGACTAAACCTTTTGGAGCAAATCTACCCATGTAAAAGAGCGGTAGTAGGCAGCGATGGTATAGAAATGTACAACCACCTGTGCTGCACTGAATTTAAGGGCATCTACAAAGCCCCTACATACTTAGGCGGGTTTTCCGAACTGTACAAGGACATTGTTAAAACCGACTTGTACGAAGGTTTGGTTTTGAAAAAACGGGATAGCAAATTAGGTTTTGGTTTTCAATCAGCCAACAACCAAGAGTGGCAGATAAAATGCCGAAAAGAAAACAAACTTTATCACTTTTAAAAACAACATCATCACATGACAACAACAATGACCGTTATCCCTCACAGGACAGAGCATTTACAGCAGATGGAAGCCGATTGTGGCCCACAAGCTAAGAGTAAGGCAGGACAGCTTGCCTACTGCATGAAAATTGCAGAATGGATCGCCATACTGCATGACAGGCGGCACACCATTCAGGAACTTTGCAAAATGCAATGGGGAACGAACAGCGAAGGCCGCATCTACAACCCCGACCCTAAAGTGTTGGGAGAGTACGAAACCTACATGATTATCATTAAGCGGCTGGAATCCTATTACAACTGGAAAATTGGGCAGCTATCACCCTACAAGATAGAAGTGAAGCAAAGCAACAAACTAAAATCCCTGGGACTGCCTGGCGTTGCAGATAACATTTTGGACTGGGTGAAATCGGTGGTACAGACCATGAGAGATACACCACTTCGCAACGATGCTATTATCCCGTATATCCAACAGAAAACAGGATGGACAAGCAAAGAGGCATTTACATGGCTTGACCATCTTATTGAAACCCGCCAAATCAAATAGCCATGAAAAATAAACCAACCTTCAACACCATTGCAGTAATAATCGTGATAGGGTATATTGTTTGCTGCGTTCTATTTTGTAAAGGATAAAAACCCCAACTACATGAAAATCTTCAAAATCAATCCGGAGGAAGAAATAAAAGATCGCCATGCCGAAGAACCTGAAAAAGTTGCATGGGACACAATCAGAGATTACGCAATACTGTTTTTCGTTTGCTATGTCGTAACCAAAGATGCCTACGCTCATGCTGGTAAATTTTGGCTGGCCATAGCAGGAGTAACCGCTATTGGTGCCATCCTCTACTACTTGCCAATGCTTCGCAAGTGGATGGAAAGAAACAAAGACTTATAATTTTTAATAACAAACCGCATCCTATGACTGGAAAAGACCCGTTTTTGGTGCAATTCAATTACCTCAAAAAAGTATATAACAATGCTAATTATTGTAGAAAAACTAAAAGAAAACCTGTTTGTGTCAGCAAACAAATTGAAAGGCGGAGTAAGGTTCTCACGCCAGTACGGAATAACAAGCCGGGGCCGGGCTTACACGGAACAATGGGTGCGAAACCAAACCCAACACTTAGACCACAGCAATCCAAAGGAGTGGGTGGATTTGCCCTTTTGTGTGTTTTTATTCGCCAATGGCAAAAAAATGTTTGCCATAGACGATGGTAAGCTATTCGGTGAGCCGAAAAAACTGGTAAACCCTGTTAACCTATTTGGGCTAAAGACCGTGGACGAATTAGGTTTTGAAATGTTCCAAAGTTCAGGCCATGCCATCCGCTACCGCATGAACAACCAACCGCAGGAAAAGTGGGGTTTTGAGGTATTTAAAATTGATAACCTGCTTTTTGCAAGAAAACTGTAAAGCATGATTCTAAACATTGAATACCACACTAAGCGGCTATTGCTGAAAGCCCTGAACAAAGCTGGGAACAAAACCGGAGCAGCTAAACTTACAGGAGTAAGCAAAAGGACAATGGATCGGTATGTTATTCATTACAACATTGAATACTGCTTTAAAACCAATACTTACAAAATAATTGGATTCAACCATGAAGTACAAGATAACATCGCCGTGTAAAAACTGCCCGTACCGTGCTGATGCACCAACAGCACATTGGCATAAAGAACACTTTGAAAAATTGCTGGAAGATTCTGAAAGCAATATGTGTCCAGTTTACGGATGCCACAAAGCAAATGGCCATGTGTGCGTAGGTTGGCTGATGGACCAGGATAAAAACCACCTACCATCCATCCCCCTACGATTGTCGTTGTCCAAGCAAAACGTTCATTTTTCTTATTTGGATTCATTAAAATGCAAGTCACCGCTGTACAGTTCTGTAAGAGAAATGATAGCGGCCAATTTCCCTGAACTATTAAAATCTTAACCTATGAACCACTACATAGAAACAGCCGTAAAAGCCCTTGTAGCCTTACAGGTTATACGGATGCAGCAGATAACCGAATTGAAGGCTACCAACGCACCCGAAAACGCCGTAAAATCCATGCAGCATGACTACCAAAACATGGTAGATGCACAAGATTGGCTGGAAAACTCAACAACTACACCAATCCCCATTAATTAACAATTAAAAATCTACAACCAATGAGCAAAACTAAAAGAACAAATTACAGTTCCGACAATGCTTTGCAAGCGATCACTAAGCGAATTAAAAAGCTACATGGAGAAGGCAAAACTGCCGATGAAATAGCGACAATAGTTCGCAGGAATCAGGCACACGTAAACACGGTACTTGCCGCCGCCGAAAAGTCAAAAAACTGTTTTGATTGGGATGAAGCTGGTGACCAATTTATTAACGGAAAACAGTTTGAGCCTTCTCCCAAAAAAGTAAGACAAGACAACAAGGAAGTTGTCAATTACAAACCTTTACAAAACCCTGTTTATCATGGTACTCAAAACCGCAATTGACATAGCCGTAGATATTTGCTACCGCTTACAGCCATTTTGTGATGTGATAAACATTGCTGGGAGTGTTCGCCGCAGAAAAATGGTGGTGAAAGACATAGAAATCGTTTGCCTACCCAAAGTAACTATTGATAAAGACCTTTTCGGAGTGCCGGTTGGCACCACAAGGGTTCAGCAATTCGGAGAAATAGTAATGTCGCTGGGTACGGTTTTAAAAGGCAACACCAACGGTAAGTATATGCAGATAGAACTACCACAAGGGGTAAACCTTGATTTGTTTATCCCGGATGATTTTGATTATTACAGACAACTGGCTATTAGAACTGGTTCTGCAGAATATGCAAACATCGTGATTGCAGGTGGCTGGCGAAAAATCGGCTGGTGTGGCAGCGATGTGGGATTACGCAAAATTTCTGATTGCGTAGAATCGAAAACTCCCGATGGCAAGTCTAAATGGAAGTGTGTAAAGAAAAATGCCGCCCTTCCTCCACATTGGAAATCAGAACAGGAATTTTTTGACTGGATCTGTGTAAAAATGATTGACCCCACCAAACGTACATTCCAATGAGCAAAACCTTCAAATACGATTACATCACCATTAATGTAGATGGCAGCTACAATGCAGAAACGCAGTTCGGTGGTTATGCTTTTTGGATATTAGGGCCACAAGGCCAATTAAAGCAATTCGGAGCATTTACAAACAAGATTACAGCCAAAGCTGGCCACGGCCCGATACTGTGTGAAACAATGGCCATTGCAAATGCCTTCTACGCCCTGCTAAGTGTTGAGTGGAGGTTCGATAAACTAATTATCAATAACGATTGTAAAACCGGCCATAAAGCAATAGAAACCGGCCAATCAGAATATCCCGAAACACAATACTGCCATGCACTATTCCTAAAACTTAAAACCCTTCGCAAACATGAGTACAAGAATAAAATCAAAGAGTGGGTTGAATTTCGCCATATACCAGCCCATGCCGCCAACATGGAAGGTAAAGGCTACATCAATGAGTGGTGCGACCTGAACGCCCGTAATGCCCGGCGAAAAGCCGAAGGAAAGCCACCAATGACAATGAAGGATAAAGACCAGTTGCCTCCTGCATACAAAAAATGGAAATAAATTTTTCACTCAAAAAAAATAAAAATGGAAACACAAATAATAGCAATAGAAAAAGATGCAGGTTTTGAGCAAATAGCCGACCACCTTTTTAAATGTGAAACCTGCGGGAAAATAGTGGAATCAGGAATAGTAAATATTTCAGGACATTGGGCAGAATGTTCCGGCAAACAGTTTGCAGAAGGATTGCTTGAATTAATGATAAATAAAGGAAAGGTCACTACCCAAGATATTGAGAAATTAAAAAACCCCGTTTAGTGCGGGGGTTTTCTTTTTATACTGCCTGTGCTTCAAGGTTTGCTTTTTGTTCCGCTGTTTGGATGGATTTATCAAGCTGCTGCTGTCCACGTTCTGACTGCAAAATTCTTTTTTGCTGGAAGGTTAAATCGGAGGCGTTCAGCCCCAGCCGGTGCAAGGCCACTTCTACATCTACATCACGTTTGCCCTGTGCCTGGATTTTCATAATTTCTCCCTGCGTTTTAGCCTGTTCAAGCTGCAACAGATTTTGGCCTTTCTGCTGCTCCACTTGTTGAGGGATTTGCGCCATCATCTGTGCTTGCTTTGCCTTTTCCTGCTTTGCTTTTTTCTCCCGTATCATAAGGTAAGCAAAAGCATCTTTAGGGTTTTGAATACGGTTGATAATAAATTCATCGGCTGCATTGAAAACGCCCTGTGTTTTCCCATCCCGCAATGCCCGTTGCAAGGTTTCCCGTTCCAATTCCCGTTGGGTTACTTCCACCTTTATCACAAACTGGTGTAGTGGTATTTCATTCAATCCTTCGATAATGGCAACCTTCTGTTCGCCGATCATGCGGAGTATTGCTTCTTTTGGACGGCCACCACCTGCTATTGCTGATTGTGATACCTGTGCCCAATGGTTATACAGCTTTGAGTATTGCTCTTTAATGGCCACGATAAGGTAATAGATGGCGTTTACTGATTGCTGTATGAGCAACTTTTGTAAGCCCACCAAACCCTCCGGCGTTGGTGCCGCCCCTGTAACCTGGTCATTAATACCTGTAATCCTTGCCACGGATTGTATGCCCTTTGCAATGGTTTCAAAATAACCAAAAGCAGCATCCCTGTCTAAGCCACCGGCGATTTTTTCAAACGGCTTAAAGTTGGCATCGTTCTTACCGTTAAACTTAGCAGTATCGCCAATCATTACGTTATCCTCAAAGAACATATTGAGTAAGTCCGTCATTGTTTTTTTGGCATTGGTTTCTTCCAATGTTTCTAATGCGCTCCGTAAAAACTTTAAGTCCAAATATGCACCTGGCGGTTTTGACTTAATTATTAGGTGCTGCAATTTCAGCCATGCCCGTTGTACAGACTTACATTCGGGTATAGCAAGTTCTACCGGAGATTTAGGCTGTGAACGGTAAGTATGCAGGGTATAGTTGGCAAAAACTTCCATCCCTTTATCTTTCTTGGTTCCTTCCACCGGACCGTAGTTGTAAACCAAATCGGAATTTGGCAACCAGTAGCAACCGTAGGTTTGCTGGGAATAAATTTGCTCAATGTTTTTTTCTTTCTTAATGTAAGATTGGTCGGGATGGATGCGCCAATTTTCTTTGCCTTTGCTATCCATGAAGTGGTCTAAGTTCATGTAGTCAACACTTTTGAACTCTATATACAAAATCGTCATGGTGTGTGTTTGCCAATCACCAATAGCAGGTACGGTAACGTTATTGTTGCTTCCCCATTTTGCTAAGTAACCTTGAAAATCTTCTTTACTTGTAAACTTTGAACCACAATAGTTATACAGTTCTGAAATGGTGGCACTTTTAGTGATATAGTAAAATGGCACATCGTTAGAATCCTGCATGTGGCTGTATGGCATATTTACGTTAGCAGGGTGAACGTATTCTACATCGGGTAGGCCGGTTGTATCACTTTTAAAAGAACGGTGGCAGGAAATGCCCCATTTTAGCTGATCTCTAATCTCCAAATCCTTTATCATCTGAACCTTCTTTATGTACGCCTCACTTTCCAGCAAGGTTTCAAAGGCTGATTCAGGCCGCAGCCGGTACAGCATCTTAAAATATAACTCCTGGTCGTCTGCATCTTCGGGGTCAAGCCCCATCGGCAATTCATCCACGCCGCTTGCATTGTTCTGAACGCCGCCAACATCAATTTTTTCAATATTCAGTTTGGCCGCAAGTTCAACCGTGTCTTTTTCAAATAATCGCTTATTCCGTAGCCGTTCCTTGTCCTTTTCCATCTTATCCCTGGCTAATCCATCAACCGCAGTACAGGTTACTTCTATTGGCAGCTTTTGCACTGTGGTTACGGCAGAATTTATCGGAGTAGACAAGATAGAGAACGGCTCAAAGTCCATTGCATCCAAATATCCCTTGTCAGTTACCATGTTGCCTTGCTTTTTTCGTTCTCTTTTAACAAGGGAACGAAACATTTTTTTAAATGGCTCCATGTCTTGATTCCCGCTGGAATAGCCTTCTACTTCGGCTATGTCTTTACCATGCAACAGGCTTTTTGCGCCGCCATTGTGATAGAAAAACTTAGAACACTCCAAAAACCATTCAGGTGTTGCTTTTTCTTCTTTACTTCTAAAATGAATATCAGGGATAAAGTTCATGGCTTATGCGTATTTTAAGATGATGTGTTCTTTGTTTATGAGTATCATATCTCTATGCAGTATTGGGGTGAACCGTGAAACATCAACAAGAACTTCATCACCTACCTCTAATTCATCGTCCATCGAAACCAGTATTTTACTGGTAAATGGCTTTAGCTTATCGGCTTCTCGTTGTGCCACCATTATAATTCCACCAGCCGATTTCTTTTCCGGCTCCGGCTTACGTGGCGTTCCCAAAACATGGCCTGGTATCGGCTCCCAGCAAACGTTTCCTATTTCCCTTCCATCATCCAAAATAAATTCACCACCTTCCATTTCATCATAGCTTTTTGCTTTAGCTAAAATTCCATACTCCGGCACATGGTACAGGTAACTTTTTTGCTCCACCCCTTCAATGTCTTGTGGCTCTGATTCAGGGGCTTCCTTTATGGGTGCAACGATGTTTGTTTCATCCTTAACATGGTCGTACCGTCCAGCTACATAAATATCCCAACGTAAAATAACTATGTCACCCGGCTTACAAAAATCATTGCCCTGAACTACCTCCGCAATCTCTACTGTATGTTCGCCGGTATTAATATGCGTTGGCATAATAATGCCTCCCTTACTGATTCCAAACTTCTTAATCTCACTTTTAAGAAACCTCGCCAGTATTCCCTGTTTCCTGCTGATTAGTTGCATGTGTATTTTTTTTATCTGTTTTTGCTATGGTTCCCGGATTAGCGGTCTTACGTTTTTTTTCTATTGAAAAACCTTCTTCATCTTCTTCTTCTTCCTCTCCGGCTTTTTCTTTCTTAGGCTTGGCCAAAGCCTTTTGCATTGATACCAACTGCTTAAATAGCTTCATGCGTTTGTTCCGGCGTTCCTCCCTTTCATCCTGTGTTTCATCTGCCGGTGCAATGCGGAGTAATTTTAATTCTTCCTCTAACTCCATTACTATTTCTTCTCCGTACTGATTCATATTAATACATTTCTTCTTTTTGTTTTTTTATCTTCTTTTCGTACTGCTTGTTTGTCTTTTTGCGTATTGTTTCCCTGGCTCTTTGCTTCATATTCCTACGCATATATTCCTCATACTGTTCCGGCTCTACATCTTCCATTGCATCCTTTGAAATATCCTCTAAATCTTTCAATTCCTGCTCAATATAACGCTTTGCTACTTCCGGTTCCTGCTGCTGCAATCTTTCAAGATTGGTTTTCATGTACTCGTCAAACAGTTTGCCAGTAGCCAGTAAGTTTTTGCTGTACTCGTCCGAAGTTGGGTAACGTGGTTGCTTGTCTGTGTCAATCCATTTACTGCTGCTGTACAGGGTGCGGTATGGCCCGTTGTACAATAGCCGGTAATCAAGCCCAACCTTGTTAAGATAATCATCTACCTGATCGTATTTTATACCATCATTTACAGAATATTTCTGCCAGTTGTTAACCACGGTTCGGCCACGGTAATCATATACCGGATTGTTGCCTTCCGCATCCAGCATAGCATCTTTTATTCCCAATACCTGAAAGTATGACCACTTCATAAATTCAGGAAAACTTTCTATTGTTGGCTTAACCTGACTATCAATAGAAAAAAGGTGAGTAGCTTCATTTGTCAACCTGAAAGGTAATGGCAGTACACCCAATGTATTTTGCGCCATTATATCTGCTGCGCTCTGTTGAAGTTCCCGTATAGCAGCCTCTCTCTCATAAGCATTTTTAGCGGTAAAGTATTTCAATGCAGCTTCCTTCATCCCTTTTTCATCAAACCGAAAACCAATTAGGGAGGAAAACCCTGAAAGACTTTCGATAGTTGCTTTGTTTTGGCCATTGGCCATTAAATTCCAAATCCCAACCATTGGCCCCTGCATACCCAAAAGATATACCGGCAGCTTGTGGCCGCAGATTGCAAAACCTTTTCCTTCCTTCGCATCCTGAAAACTGATTTCACTACCATCATCCTTGCAAAGAAATTCATTGATAACTTTTATAAGTCCGAATAATAATGCAGACATAACTGTACCATAAATGGCATTGTTTGCGACCTGCTGTGTTCTCATTGCTGCATACTCCTCATTATCCGGTGTAGCTGTGCCCTGTGATGCCTTCATTAAGCCGGCCTTTACAAATCCCAATGGAGTAAGTTCAAGGCTTTGCTCCAAAAAGGCATTGGCTCCATTAATAAAGCCAACTGCATTAAGTTGAACCGCATCGGCAAACCAATCCGCTTTTGATTCGGGAACACCAAACCAACCTGCAGAAGTTCTTACTGCGGAGTGTATTACAGAACCAAAAAAAGCTGACAACGTGGCAATGCCACCCCCAATACTTTTATCAAATAAATCAAACCCACTTATACGGCCTTGTCCTTTGTGGCTCATTGGCTGCTTAAAGAAGTCTATCAGAGCAAGCCTGTGTGCCAACGCTACCGCCGATTGGTCACGGCCTTCACGCTGCTTCTCCAAAACGGAACGCTTAAACTTTGGACTATTTTCATTTATGCGGGTGTCTGTATTTGAACCGGATTGAGTAATCATGTAACCGGCTCCCTGCCACATTTCTACTGCCCTGTTGTATGCTGAATTAAATGGCACACCTTCCATCGGGTACATTTTTTTGTACACTTCCGCATTGATTGCTTTATTGTCTATTTTCTTCCCGGCTGCTTTCCAATCCTCTCTTGTGCGGCGAAGCAATACGCTGTAAAGATGTTTTTCGGTGGTGTAGGAAACCCCGAAACTATCTATGGAGTTATTTAGCCTGGCACTTGTCAAAGCTGTAACCCTTGCTGTGCTTGCCATCAGCCTTGTAAGCCACCAACCATCATTATTTATATCAAATTCCTCCGGCCTACTTGCCAAAGTATTGTTTTTCCCCAGCTCTGTTTCCATCGCTGTTTGTGCTGGTAATCCTCCGGCAAAAACATCTGCAAGATTGTTTGTTGCTATTCGGGTTGCCATACCTGTAATGCGTTCATCCACCTTGCCGTTACGAAGTTGCTTTATTCCCTCAATGCCTTTCAGTTTAGCTACCTGTGTAGCGTTGGATAGTGCCGCCGAAACAATAAAACGGACGGATAATAATTTATTCAAAAATGTAGCAGCCCTTAACTTCTCATGGTTGTATGCTGCGTAATCCCGCTTGATAAAATCTGCAATTTTCTCTACTTCTCTATCCCTTGCCGAATTATCCAATAAAAAAGCCCTGTCAACCATTCTTTGAATAGCCGCCATTTCTGCTGCACTTAATAATCTTGCATCGTTGGCTGCTGTCATTGCGTTGTTGATAGTGCGCCACGCCTTACCCAACTTGCCTTTTCCAACTTCTGTAAACAGCTTTACATAGCTGCCAAAATACTCGTCTGCTATGTCAGATGCTTCCGATAGTGTAAGCTGGCCGGTAATACCTGCATTGGCGAAATTATAATTCAACAGGCTATCCATGAAGTCGGACTTACTAAGCAGGGTTGGCCTGGTGTTGCCAACCTTCGCCGCTGCCTTGTGCTGCTCAATTTGGAGCCGCAAAATATCCATCACCGTATCATTAGAAAAAGCACAAGCCATTATTAGCGGGTTTTACAAATTTTATTAATTATTTTTTCTATCCTGGCATTTGTTGCGGCTCTTTGTGCGCCTGTTTTCTGCAACATCATGTCTGCCACCTCCTGCTGTATCTTTTTTATCGCTTCCCAGTGCTGTGATAGTTCCGATTCAGCCGCCGATACCCTCTCCATCGCTGCTGCATTTTGGCTATTTATAAGTTCCTGGAAATACATTCTACGGGCAGCACGACCTACACGGCCCATCTTCTCGTAAACTGTATTTAATGATGCAATAAACCTACCGGCTGCTACTGATAGTTTGGTGATTTGATTGGTTAAGATAGCTGCTTCTTCATCCCTTCCATCCTCAAGCAGTTGTTTAACAACCGGCATGGCAAACATCGCATATCCTTCTAAATTGTCTTTAAGGTTATCGTGCATATCCAATACCGTTTGCAAAACAGAATCCACCCCGTTCACCAAAATAGATTCAGTCACCATATCAAATATATCATCAAATGGCATATTCATTGCCCTTTTGCTGTTCATGGCAGTGATGGCAATTTGTTCCCAGCTTGCGTACTGTAATAAATCCCTTGTCAGCAAAAGGTTTGCAGGAAGTTGAGCAACAGAACGCCCCTGGTCGTAAGATATTTGGTCAAGTTTCTTTTTAAATGCCGCCTGTTTATCATACGCCTCACGTACCACGCTTTCATACCTTGTTCCTTTCAGATTTTGGCGAACCTCCGTTGAGATATAAGATAAGAAATTTTCAAAATCTTTTGGCAATCCATCCCCTTTTATTACAGCGTATGCAGCATGAATAGAAATTTTAGAACGCATAGCCCTTTCATCAATAGGAAGAAATTGGCCCGGTCTTGCTGGTGCAATATCCTTAAACAGTCTTTCGGATGGTAAGCGGTACTCTATGTATGGCATGATTGCTTCTTTCATCCATTCTTCTATAAGGGTACTCTTTTTAACCTGTTCTAAAATTTCATCGTATGACTTGTCGGGCTGCAAGTCCACCAACTTGTCTGCAAGTATTTTAAGTTTCGGGGTAATGCGGGTAACTGCCAATGCCTGTGCTGCGGCCTTCTCAAACATTTTATCAGCCAAAGGATTTACAACCCTTACGTTTCCATCTGCATCAACACCTGCCATTGGAACTATAATATCAGCGGCGTTTTTCATAAAGGTATCCAGCTTCTTAACCCTGCTGTCTGATTCTGCAAGGGCAATCAAATTAGCCACTACATCATTATAATTCTTGGCCAACTGTTTTGCTGTTTTCCCTTTTGCCGGAACCTCCGCAAAGTTGCCGTAGGCTGCTGCAAGGTTTTGCTCCATGCTATTATTGGCATTGAGTGAGAACCTTGCCTGGTCGTTTACCTGTGTATTTCCCCGCAGCTTGGTAATGCCTTTATTCAAGATGACATTAATATCCGCATCGGTTAATTGCAGGTTGATGCCCACGGATTTAAGGAAGTCCATTGCAGCCAGTTTCAGTTCAGTAATAACACGCTGCCACCAGGTAGGCTTAGTAACTCCTTTTTCAGCTACCCTTGCAAGATATTCTTCCGCAATCAGCTTCTTTTCTGTTGTGCCGTACTGCGCCATTAAGCTACGTTTTACTTCCTCCGGTATTACCTCAAATACCTTATTCATAAAGGATGCAAATTCTTCGCTGTTTTGGCCACCAAACAAGGCCGATATGCCCTTATGTCCTATTATCTCATGGAACAATGCCCTTGTAATTTCTTCGGCTGCATTTGCGCCTTTAAATGCAGTTGATACCAGGTACACTTTACCTTGATGGTAAACCGCATCTATTTTCTGTCCTGCAGGAATATCAGCAAACTTCTGTCTTACCTCTGCTGGAAGGTCGCTAACGTTGGCTACTACAATAACGTTAGCTGCTTCCCCTAAAAATTGTGCTACTTGCTGAATATGCTCTCCATGTTCTTGCTGAAATACTACAAAATCTTCCGGTTGAGAAATATCCTCATTTGCAAAATCTACTGGTGCCAGTCTAAACCTGTTATCATCATCGTTAAAATCGTCAGGATTTATTTCTTGCTGTCCTTGCTCTGCTAAAAACTTGGCCACCTCTACTTGCAAAACACGCAATTCTTCTTCCATCTTTTTAAGTTCCTCGGCTCTCTCAAATACTTTGGCTGCGGTGGCTTCTATGGATGGTAATTTTTCTTTTTGCTCTTGTAGTTTCCTTTCGGCTTTTTCTACCTCTGATTCAAACCGTTTTTCATAAAGCATATCAGCAATGTCGCTTCCTATCCTGTCTTTAGCAAAACCTACCTGATAAGTATGTCCTGATGGGCTTTTTAGTGTGATATTGTAATTGGCAGCATCCTTATACAATTCATCTACTCCGTTCATGTAAGCATACCGTATAGAAATTTGGAAATCTCCAATCTTTCCTATTACAGTTTCTTCGGTTAATCTTCTATATGCGTTTTCTGCCACAAATTTTTGTATAGCATACTTAACATCTGTTGTCTTGGTGAACTTTCGTCCATTTATATCTATCAAAGAAATAGCAGCTTCCCAACGATTTTCTTCCGTATTGGCTACTGGGAACTCCTTGTTATTAATAAACTCAACCCTTTTAGCATACCAATCTTCTACCTGCTGAACGGTTTCGTATTCTTTTTTGTTTCCACCCAGCTTTGCTTTTAACGCAAGCTGTTCGGCTGATAGTTTTGAATCGTCAGCCTTTGGCTCGTTAACTTTTTTAATTTCCCTATCCCTTTTAACTTCTGCTTCGTCCAATTCTTTTTGACGAAGTATAGCAGGAACGTTTACTAAAGCATCCTGAATATTCTTGTTTTTGGTTTCAATATCCTTCTGAATATCCGGGATTGCATTTTCGTAGCTTTTTATCTGTGCCTTGATGGATGGCAACTGATTCTTGGCTCTGGCCACATCTGCGGTATGACTTCTTGATAAAGCCTGTAATTTCTTTACTTTTCTTTCCAGCTTTTCTTTCTCGTAGATAATTGGATTGCCTGAAAGTGCGGCCACCATTGCGCCCAATACTGAATCATCATCATCACCTTCGCTCACTTCCCTATCCATCATTGCGCCCTTCTTAACATCGTTAATCATGCGCTGCTTAATGGATAACAGTTGAAACTTGTAGGCATCCAATGTCCTTTCAGTACCGTAAACATATACCGGGACTTCGTTGTTGTAGTACATTTTAGAAATAGCATTTCCCTGGCGAATACCACGGCCATTTCGCTGCTCCATTGCTGCCGGATTCCACGGAATGTCAAGATGGTGCATACCTACAATTCTATCCTGTGCATTTACGCCGGTGCCCAATTTATCGGTACTTCCCAACACAATTCTAACCTCACCACTACGCATTTGCTTAAACAGTTCTTCTCTCCTTTTTTCTGTTTTGTAGTCGTGGATGAATTGGATTTGCTCTGCAGGAATACCACGCTCAACCAATATTCTTTTTAGTTCTCCATACACACTAAATCCTGTTGCTGATGCTTCCTTAGAACCTTCAAACATTGTTTCTATTTCTTTCGCTTCAAGACCCAATTCCTTTTCCAGTGATTCCCGTACTTCTTTTTCACTTGGATATTTGTAACCGTCAACTGATACATCGCCAAATATTGGTTCCAACACATCGCTGGCAATGCCCATTTCGTCATTAAGATATGTGTACAAATCTTCTATTTTGTTGCCGCTTTTTGGTGTACCCAAATCGCTAAAAACAAGCTGCACCCCTTTATTGTCGGTAGTTTCATTAAACCGTGCAACTATCTTATCAGCAGCCATTGGCAATTTTGACCCTTTACCACGCTGCCCCACAAGCCCCATATCCAAAGAAGATTTTGCCGCCAGTCCGGTAATGACAAGCATTTTAGAACTGATATTTTCTTCTGTGAAATAAGTGTTGGTGAATGGCCCTAAAAGTTTGTTTACCTGCCTAATAGCTGTTTCGCTTTTACCTTGTACACTTGCTGCGGCCAGTAACCTTTGGTTAAATACAAACTGTGCTTTACTCATGGGTGCATGAATAAGCTGGGCACTTCTTATTTTTTCTGTGCTGCCTTCAGTGCTTGTCCACTCGGCAAACTGTGGCTTATCAATAGCAGGAAAAATATTTGCATCATCCCTTACATCTGCTATTTCATTATAAGACAAAGCAAGTTCCGGCACATTCATAAATGTACGCATCCGTGTTTTTGACTTGTAATTTCCGGTAACTGTAAATTCCACTTCGGAAGTGGTACGGGCAAATGTAGATGCCCAATCATCAAAGGTTTTCAGTTTACGTTGAGCAAGCCAGTTTGGACGGAGGTACTTCTGCAGCAAGTACATTTCTACCAATGAATTACTGATAGGCGTACCCGATAAGAATGTAACACCTTTGTCACCACCCCACATTTTTTGCATGTGCCTGATGCCTATAAGAAGATTGTAGGCTCTTTCAGAACCTTTTGATGGTGATAATCCAGCAACGTTATTGGTACGTGTCGTATAAGGAAGATTTTTGAATTTATGTGATTCATCCACCATGATATGATCTATCTGCATGGCTCCCATATCCATAACATCATCTTTCGGAGAATCCATTAAGGTTTGTAGCTTTTTAGCCAGTTTATCCTTTTGATTTTCTACCGATTTGTAATCTCTCGAACCAGGCCTATCTCCGTTCTCAATCATTTTTAAAAGATAGTCCTCTAATTCTGCTATTTCGGATTCGTACAGTTCTCTTGTAGTTTCAAAGTCCTGTGGTATAAACTTAAACTGGTCGTGTGTGATGATAACCGCATCGTAGTCGTTGTTTGCAATTTGGCTTAACAACTTACTTCTATTTGCCTTGCTGAAATCTGCATTTGATGGGAATAGGATATTAGCGTTAGGGTACACCTTCATAAAGTCGTCTGCAATAGCCTGAACGTTTGCTTTCAATGCTACTATTAACGGCTTCCTTGAAATACCCAACCGGCGCATTTCCATTGCTGTAACTGCGATAACAGCCGACTTTCCGGCTCCTACTTGATGGTCAATGATACCGCCATTGTTTTGCAGCAGCATCCATGCAGCATCCTTTTGGTGTTTTCTTAATTGGTGTTCCCATCCATACCCAGGGAATTTAAGGTGCGAACCATCGTAAACCCTTCTTACTGTACGGTTAAAACTTTCATTGTAAATAGCTGCAATTTCTTCTGCATGGCTACTACTGATTACAAAGGTTTTAAATGCTTCTAACATTTGCTCCTTCTTAGTTTCTGCAACTGCTATTTTCTCATAATCAACGTATGAATTATCACCAATCTTATACCGGATAATGGTTGGTTTATTGTTCATTAAATCTTCAAACAGTTCATGTCCCAATTTACCGCCAACGGCGAAGTCCACAATGTTTAACTGGTTCTGAACTCTTGTTTCGGGAGTAACCGTGTATTTTGAAAGAATGGGATTGTACTCTATATTAAGCCCTACACCTATTAATTTTTTTGCAAAATCAACGAATACTTTATTTGGCAGCCAACGTGTACCCACGCCAACCATAATATTTTCGATGGCAATATCAGCCGGTACAACTTTTTTCAGTGCATCCACATTTCTTTGAAACCTTTCATCTTCTACGGCGGCGGCTTCGGCCTCTGCCAGTTTTGTTTTTACATCGCCTGATAAGTAAGCATCTGCCATCAAATAGCCACCAAAAGGATTTTCAAAAATCATATCTCCGGCTTCCTCAATCACTTCATCCTCGGTAATTCCTAAACTTTGTGCAATGGATGGGATATTGATATGGTTATACTGCGCCAAACTATCAAGCAGTGCATCATTGATATTGTCTAAATCGTCAACCACAAACAATGCTCTTGTTTGCCTTTTTGTGAAAATGTCAGCCTTAACAATTTTACCTGTCTTATCCCTCTTTTCCAATGCTGCAAGCCGTGGCCCGTCAACATCAGTTGCTACCAAATATTTTGAATTATTGTTTGATACAACATTGTATTTTTTTACATACGAATCGTAAGCAACATTTAGTGCTTTTCTAAAACCTTCCAATTCTTCACCATCATCCATAAGCCTTTCCGCTTCGTACAAGTCGTGCATTGCTTTTTTTACAGCAATAAAATCATCAATCTGATTGGAATTTTTGCTTATGTACTTTGGAATTTTCGTAAGTGCCTCTACTATGTTTTCGCCATTCTCATTTACTTGTCCGGTAACTATCCCCACCGTTCCGTCACTCATTCTTACAACGCTGCCGGGTCTTGTAATTGCACCCCTGCTCTTAATGGTTTCAGCCAGTTTGCCGTTATCTGCGGCTGTTACGGCTTTGGTATAAACCGGATTTGGCACAATGTTCTTTGCCAGTTCCGCTATTGCCTTTTCAATATCTCTTTTCTGTGTATCAACAACTGTAAGTTTCTTTTGAAAATCGGTCATATTTTGACCGATTACATGGGTTGGATTATTAAAGAAATACCTGTTGTATGAAATTTGGTAATCTCCCGAAAGGTCGGCGGCTTGAACATTTTCAGTAACAGAAGATAAAATGTCATGCTGTTGAACCCTGCTATCGCCGGGCATGAACTTACGCATGAAGATTATGTCTGTTGTTGCTTGTGTATTAGAATTGGCTTTGAACGCTGTATTTGGCAAACGGATGGCACCTAAAAACTCTGCATTTTTGGCCATATACTCCCTTATGGTCGGGTCGGCGTTATCCATTGTAGCCGTGGTAGTGATTACAGCTATTAAGCCGCCTGGCCTTGTTTGCTGAATCATCTTCGCTATGAAATAGTTATGTATATCCCCTGCTATTTTTTTCAACTCCCTTGTATCGAATGTAGGGTCGGAAACTGCCAATCCTGTTTTGAATGGAACATTTGATATTGAAAGGTCAAAGAGGTTATTAGGTAGCTGCGCTTTTTCGTACCGGCTATTTTTTGAATTTGAATTAGGGTATAAGTGCTGCAAGATAGAAGCTGAAATAGGGTCAACTTCCGTTCCTGTAAATAGGCTGTCTATTGCCATTTGAGAAGGCATTGCGCCAAAGAAATGCCCGATACCTGCTGCTGGCTCCAATACCCTTCCGTTTTCAAAACCTGCGGCCTTTAATATGCTGTACATTCCCCGGATGATGGGCACACTTGTATAGTGCTGATAACGTGTACCGCCTTTCATTGTAGCAAGGCTGGCACCTTTAGGCAATCCCATCAATTCATCAAACCTTGATGCCAATTCCCTCATTTCTCTTGTACGTTCACGCATCTTCCCTTCGCCTGGCTTCCACACCAAATCAACTTCGGGGTCACGCAAAATATATTCGATACCACCAAACCCAACATACTTAAATAGCTGTTCTTTCTCTGCTGGTGTTGCTTGCCTTTTTTCTTCCAACAAGTTTACAAGTATGCGTATCGCCTCTACGTTGTCGTCATACTTGTCAGCTACACTAAACTTATCAGAATGGGTAAAGTCGTCAGGAATAACAAAGTTTTCTCCGTGGTTTTCATTCTGCACACCTTCACCTGCTTTACGGCTTGGCTTTCTTGCGGTACGACCTCCTAAACGATTGTTCCTTCCTCCCTTTCCTCCTTTACTATTGGTAGATCCATTAGTATTCCCCAATTCTGTTCCTGTGCTGCCAACGGCTCCATCCCGTTCAGTATTGATTCCGTCAGTGCCGTTGAGAACCTCTCCTGCCGTTCCTCCAATATCTGCTCCAACTTCCCCTCCGTTGTCAACTTCTCCAGTGTTTTCGGGTAGTATTTCATTAGGGTTTGCCGCAGTGTTTCCACCCACGTTCCCTGTGCTTTCATTTGGCTGCTCATTTTCTTCTGTATTAAATTGTGAAACAATAGAATCGTAAGTAACGCTACGGCTTAAATCGTCCATCTGCACTCTTTCTTCATCCTCTGCACTGGCACGATAAGCAGCGTAAGCGGCCTTTACTGATTCAAACAAATCTTTAAGTTCATCCCCCATTCTTTCATAACCATCTTCAATAATGTCAGAAAATTTATAAATTTTCTGCTTCATGTAGATGGCTACAATTTTAATTCCTTTAGCCAATTTTACCGGCGATACTCCTATGATGGAAGATTGCAATGGACTGTTGGCTAAATCTGCCCACGCATCGCCCAATTCATTGCTGATATTCTGATCACGAATTTTTCTTGTAATGGCCTTTACATTGTACTTTTTAGGTGCTGGCTGTTTCTGTGGTGCGGATGGTGGCGGGTTTTCGGCTTGCTCTTGCTCAATGATTAGCTGATCTACCTCATTTGTTTCTGCCGGGGTTTCGGTTGTGGTTTCGGTTGGCTCCGTAGTTTGGCCAACTTCGTTACTGCCAGTTTCAACCGGTTCTGATACGTTGTTTTCATTGTAGTCTATTTTAAATTGTTGCTCAATTGCTTCGGCTTTTGTTAGTGCTGGTGTGGTCGGAGTAAACATATCTCCCGGCTTTCCATTAACTAATTCAGCGTAAGCCAATAATTGTTTTGATAGTTCAGATTGTGTTTTTGCTTCATTTAATATTTGGGCCAACTTTAATTCAAGCGGAGTGTACACATCTTTTGGTACAAGTCCGGTAAACATATCATACTGCTTTGCCCAATCGTCCATATCTGTCATGGGTGATTCGGCAAAGTTTCCCAGTGCCAATATTGCTTTTTGCAGGTCAGGAAGGATGGAACTTTCAGCCGGAACACTAAAGATGGCTTTGATTGCTTTTTGAATGTTCTTTTGGATGGTGGAAGATACCCTTTGAAATATTTCCGGTAAGATCACATCGCCTTTATCAAAAACCATATTGTTAACGATGGCTTCTATATCCTCAATGCCTTTTGCATTGATAGCGCCTTCGCTGTTAATGATGGTGTTACGCTGTGCTGCATTAAGGTATGCGCCGATAATTGTTGCTATCTGCTTATCGTTATCCCTTATTGCCTCATTGATGGTTTTGTAATCTCCATCGAATACGATTGCTGCCAGTTTGGATTTATCTGCATCACTTATTTTACGCAAGGTGGCAATAGGGTCTATGCGCTGTTTGCCGCCTGTTTCAAGGTCTTTCACATCGTAGTTACCCAATTCCACCGCAATGTTATCATCCACGGCAATTTCACGTACAAGAATAGGGTCGCCCATCGCCAATACCTGTTCTGCTGTAAGTCCAAATTTTTCAGCATTGGCCGCTAACTGCCTTTTGTAAGAAACACCACTTTTTTCGTAGTGCTTTTTAAGCCCAATACTTCTGTTGTTTCCCTGTATAACTTCTCCTGCCTCATTAACCACTGGTGCGCCGAAGTAAGCGTTAGTTGATTCCCCGGCTTTATTCAATTCAGGGTTTGCAGCAATACCGTCCTGTGCTTGTTTGCTGCCCATATCATTGCGTTCTTTTGGCTGTGCCATTGCAATGGTATGGTTAGGGTTACGTTCACCGCTTGATAGGTGAGAAGGCTGCAAATCTGCCGCCTCTATTAGCCTGTAACGGAACGGCAAGGAAACACCTATGGCAAAATCAATGATGCCACCACTTCCTTTATCGGGGCTTGCTGGTTCTGTAACTGGTGCCACTACATCAGCCTGGGGGAAAACAACATTGTTTCTATCAAATACTATCAGTTCACCTTCTGTACTTGGTGTTTCACGGAAGTACAAGGCATCAAAACCTTCGTCCTGATACTTCTCCGTAATCATTTTAGCGGCCTGTTCCCGTACTGTTGGATTGAAAAAATCCTCGTCTATGGTGGTGCCAAATCTGTTCCGGTAATATTCCTTTACATCAAGGCTGGTAACATCGTAGAAGTTTACTTTTCCTGACGAACGCCAAATAAACTCACGGTACTCTGTGGAAACCCCTTCTATTGGCACCATGCCTAAGTCTAATAAAAGGCCAATCATTTCCTGCTGCAACTCTGTGTTTTCTACATAGTCACTCAACTTAGGATTGGATATGTTTACCGTAACGGATTGCGCCGGGCTACCATCGCTTTCATAGCGGTTTCCTGCCTCGGTTGATATGTAGATGCCATCAGCTTGCTTGGCTCCCATTCCTGTGCCTGAAACATGGGTGAGGTTCTTTCCCTGGATCTCCGCAACTAATTCTGCAGGGGTGGCCACAACTTCTGCCGGCGTTGGCTCCGCTAAATCTTCGGCCTTAACCATGTATGTTCTTCCATTATTCCCCATAACAAGGATAATCCCATTTTTGGCAACGTTGGTGATGGTGCCGGACATTTCAGGCTGTCCGTTCTTTGCCTTTATGGTAACTGTATCGCCGGTTTTTCTCTCGGGAGTAGAATATAGGGATTCTACTTGATTGTCAGTCAACCTAACAGTTTGATATCCCTTGCCGTTTTCTCCTTCGTCTAAAATAACAATACCGTCATAACCATTTCTTTCCAAAACAGTATCCATCACTAAATCTCTTTCTGCTGCTTCTTTAGAATTTCTAGCAACAGGAGTGGATAGTATTTCTTTTTCTTTAGGAGTAGATAATTTATATAATTTACCAAAATCACCATCTGTCAAGTCTAATAAATTAACATCATTTTTCAATGTAAATTCATTTACTGTACTTCTCCCATAAGCATTATCGGAATATTCTCTATCTATTGAATACCAATTACCTTTTTTACCCGACCTAAACAATTTCGTTTTTGAGGGGATGGTAACAACCGCACCCACTTCTGCAGGTGCGGCGGCACTTGGTTCGGTTGTTAGCATTTGCCCTTCGGCATCTTCGGCTTTTTCGGCTTTAACAGCACCTTTTACTAATTGCTTTACTTGTTCCCATATTGTAGGCTTATTTTTACTTTCGGTTTTCAACGCTCTGGCTGTACTCTCTACATCACTTAAAGGGTTACTTTCAGATTGATTAGTAGATGTAGGTTGTTCTTTAGATAGTAGGGATTCTACTGCTTTTACTAATTCAGGATTACTGCCATCAGCTTTGGCTTTGTGGTAGGCTTCGGAAACTAAATTAGAGTATTTATCGTTTGTAATAATATTGCTTATTGCCGTTTCGTGTTCTTTGGCTAATTTTATATTTATAGGGTCATTTGGGTCATCTACTCCATACTCTTGTTCTTGCCATCTTTTTAAAGGAGTGGTTGCAATGTTCAAATCATTGCGTTCTTGTTTCTCTTTATTTGTTAATTTACTTTCTTTTGGATATTTTACTGATAAATCTTGTAATTCTTTATCGGTAAAATCTTCACTATAAGATGGTGCATTTTTATCTTGAAAATCAATTTTGGATAACAATTCTTTTCTATCTTCTTTTGATAGTTTATCTGATTTACCTTTAGCCCTTAATTGAGATACATCAACTTCCATTTGATTGATACCACTTCCACGACTACCAAAAATAACTGCTTTATTTTCTCCATTGTACCCTCTAAAACTAACTTCTACTTCTTTACCATCTTTGGTAGTTAAAATAACTTTATCATCAGGATAAAATCTTTCTACTTTAGTTTTATTAGCAACTTCCAACGCTTTAGCCGTACTCTCTACATCACTTAATGCAGGGTTACTTTCAGGTTGATTAGTAGTTTGTTCTAATGCTCTTAGTTCTGCTTTTGATTTATCAATTTGTGCATTTATCTTATCTGTACTTGCCTTTAACTCTTGTTCTGTTTT